GTATATGTATGAAATGAAACGCGGAAAACTTTTACTACACATTGCGTACTATATGAATCCGCATCCTGGCGGTTTCCATAAACTACCTATAAATAAACTATGTAGATAATATGCGTCCAATAGTTTTGCGAAACCTATCGAGATATCATTTATAATCTTGAAAACAGTCTTGTGTTTGATTTTTCCAATAATTATATTGATGAAAATTATAATGACCCTCATCAATATACTTACGCGCACGGGCAATCGCCCTAACTATTACAAAACTCTGAAAGATAGTATCGATTTACAGTCTTACGAAAACATCAGACACATCAAAAGCAGTGATAACCCGAAGTGTTCTTATTTGTCCGACGAAACCGATGTAATCCGGGTGACTCCCGACAAAACCGCTGGTCGTGCGTTCTACAATTTATATTTGAATGATTTAGGAGCAGTTCTCAAAGAAGGCTGGGTGATTATATTGGACGACGACAGTAAACTGTGTGACGCCAGTTTCATAGAAAAGTTGGCTAAACTCTGCGATAATGTCAAGGAAAACGAAGTCCTTATTTATAAAGCCAAAATATACAAAGACCGTGTTTTGCCCAAAGACGACCATTTCCGGAGAAACGTGTTCGTCAACGGCGATATCGATATGGCGTGTTTTTGTGTTCATTACAGCGTGTTTTCCCATTTCAAATTCCAGGCTGGTGTGTGCGGAGATTTTCATTTTTTGAATCTAATACGAAATTCAAAAAAATATAGATTCAAATATGTGGACTTACCTGTAGGCATATGGGCCAACTATGATGGAGCGAAAGGAGGGCGATAATCAGCCGTATAATTCTCGCATCTGTGAATAACTCATTGTTCCGTTTCGCAAACCGCGAGTCATAACTTCCACCGCTGATTCAACGCCATCTTTATTCCAGATTTCAGCGACATTTTTATTATGGTCGTCCATATTTTGAACCAACCCATCCGGGATACCTTCGTGTGTTTGAACCATTTCAAACAATACCTGGAAGTGTTTCTCATTTAATATTTTGTTTTCACCCTCGAAACAGCAGGGAGCGCAATCATTTTGATTTCGCTCTTCCATATTGCGCATTAGACTTATCGATAATTGCGCGTGTTTATCGATCTCATATTTGCCTAAGATTTTGTAATCGTCGATATGTTTTTCCAGGTGTTTGATAAAATCTATCTGGTCGGTGTTATTTCCGTATCTCTGTGTTATCTTGTATAATGATAAACTCATTGTGTATTATTATACATTCTCTTACAAAATAATATTTTGAATCAATTTTTCAAGGAACAAATATTAATTGAATTTCACGACAATTTCCACTGATTCCTTCTTAATGCACTTACACGCATAAATGGAAAGCTCTTCGCGTTTTTTTCGCGTTTTTGTATCGAGTTTACCTTGATTCTTGTAAGTATTATTACGCACGTTCATATCGCTTTCAATTGCTTCATAATGCTCGCAAATATAATCGATGATTTTATTTTCGATGGCCCACTTGAAAAAATTGAGTTGGCCAATCGTGGTCTCCATCACAACGTTGCTGTCGTAAGGGATCGAAATACGTTCCCAGCGACAAAATGGGTCGAATTTTCGCTTTGAATAAGCCTTCAGTTTGAGTTTGTAGTCGTTGTAGACCTTGAAACGCTTACGCTCGGGTTCCCCGTCCAGAGTGGTTTTGGAGTAAATCTCAAACACCGTATAATTTTTCTTGGCGAAGTTGGTCACGAACCAGTCAATAATGCGGAGGGAAATATTCGACTCACCGTTGATGATGTTCATCATATGTTTTAAATACGTTTTGTTTTTGTAAAATTCCATCAGATTATCTAACAATAATTGATTCTGTGTGGTAGCAACATGAGTTTTAGATGAAGACATATTATGAAAATATAAAAATATAGTTTTTATATTCTTTCGGTTTTGGATAAATAAATGGCGAGTGTTATCAAAAAATTGATTATCTTTTCACAACATCATCGATTAGCACATTCTGTTTGATTATTATGGATACAGAAATAGTTATTCCGGTTTGTGCTTTGGAGATGTGCAACTCTAAATGTATAAACGAGACAAAATATTGTATGAAACATCAAATCAATGTATTCCTTGACGAAACAAAGACGTTGAATAAGCGACCTTGTAAAAATTATATCCGAAAGTGTCGTTCACAATTGGATGAATCATACACAAAAAAGATGTGTGAAGATTGTCTTGAAAAAGGACGAATAAAAGATAAACAACGGGGTGGCTTAGCAGTAGATACTACCATCACTGAAAATAACACAAAACTTTGCTCAAAGTGTAACACAGAAAAGGAAATGACGTGTTTCCAAGGCGAAAAAGGTGGAGTTACAAAAACTTGTGATGAGTGTAGGTCTCAAAACAAAAAGCAAGACGGAAAAAGAGACAAAGACCATAGAAATGCGGTGGCACGTATTGCGGAACAAAAACCTGCGCGAAAGGCGGTCAAAAAGGCTTGGGCTGAAGACAATCACGATAAAGTTGCCTTGAAAACCATGAACTACCGACAACGACAAATTGAAAACGATATTGATGGGTATCATAAACGGCAGGCGGATAATGCCAAACGCTGGAGGGAAAAAAATCCGGAACGGAATACAGAAATAAAAATGAAAATATATGATTCAACAAGTGGTCAATATAATATTTACAAGCGTTCCGCTGACCAAAGAAATATAGAATTTGGTTTGAGTTTTCCTTTATATGAATCAATTGTGAGTTCTCCATGTGTATATTGCAATGAGGTCCAAGAAAGAGGATTTAATGGTATTGACCGGGTGGATTCTGCTGTTGGATATGTTCAATCTAATTGTCATAGTTGTTGTCAAATGTGCAATTATATGAAAGGTTGTTGTGGCGTTGATTACTTCTTGAAAAAGATAGAGCACATTTTGACATTTCAAGGTAAGATCGACGGAAATTTATGCTATGATATTATGCCAAATACGAAAGGTTGTAGTTATAAACAATATGAGCAAGGTGCTATTAGTAGAGGAAAATCATTTGAAATATCACAAGAATTGTTCGAGAATATTCGGATACAAGAATGTTACCTATGTGGGAAACAAAACTCAGCTCAGCATAAAAACGGTATTGATAGAGTGGATAATTCAAAAGGATATATAGAAGGTAACATTATGTCTTGTTGTTCCGGCTGTAATTATCTAAAAAGAGATTATAATTTGGATATAGTATTTGATAAATTCCAAAGAATATACAAACATAACGTTGGATCATCGGAAGTTGTGGATAACGCTACTAATAAACATATTGTTATGAATCAAGTAAAATTATCGAAAGAATTTAGGCAACAACGATATGAGATGAATCGTCGTGATAAAAATAAGAAATTGTTAGAGAAATATTCCAACGAAGAATATAAAATGCGTCGTGCTAAAGAATTGGCATTAATGAAGAAACAGAAAAATCAAACATGAATTTCATATGAAATATCTTTGAGATGATGTAACAATCGCGGTTTCTGTATATCACGATGATATTGCTTGAAAAAGTCATCTAATCCCATAGAATCTATATTTTTTTCAGTAAGAAATGGCATTAGATGGCCTGCTCCTATACAAATATGTATATTTTCATTTGTATGACTATATTTCTCATAAAAGTGTAATATATGTTTTGACATTTCATATTCTCTTTCAATCAAAGTGTACTGTATGATAATATCGTTGATATTCTGGTTTGGAAATATTGTTTCGAATATATTGTTAACGATAATTTGTATAAATCTATAGGGTATTTTTGATGGAAGGCCTCCATATAATCTTGCACGTTCACGGACGTGTTGTTGCAGGTGTTCGTGAATATTATTATAATCGGTAATATCGAACTGAATATCTCGAATAAAATGTTCAAAACTCTCATACCATTCTTCATCCTGATATTTTTCTATTTCCATTTCCACATTGCTTTTAAAAATTAGAACACACAACATGAAATGAACCAATACAGGAAGTGAATACTTCCCACCGTCCTTCAAAGTATCATAATGAACATCACGTGTCAATTGATATAGTGTACATAAAGATACATATGGATAATTATTCATACATTCAAAGCCATTTACATATTCCAAACTATTTGGTTCGTATTGTTTACATTCTAATAGCAGGAAAATTTCTTTATTCTCTGCACGTTTTTTAAGAATATTTTTCTGTGTGATATACGGTTCTACATGAACTTCGGGATGAAAAATTATCATTATAAATATTATTAAACGATGAATAATATTTATTTACTTTTTATGGTTAATTTTTTATTTTTTTATTTTTGATTTTTGATAAAGTAAATACAAATATCACACTTATGCCCAGCAAAGATCGTCCAAAGCGATGGCAATATTTGCAACATTGCTGTATGCTACGCCCGCCATTCCGCTCATAACTCTTAGCACGTTGTAGTTAACAGCGTACACTCTGACCTTGGCGGTGGCAACACCAGACACGGTAGGAGAAGAAAGAACCAATTGAAGGACAGCGTTGTCGATTCTGGAGAAGTTGCAACTTCCGGATGGTTGGTGCTCCTCAGGTCTAAGGGCGAATGAGTAAACATTGATACCGGTATCTGGGGCACGGGTGTGGTGTTGGAAAGGTTGGACAACATCGAAGTATGATCCCTCACGCTCAGAGAATCTGTCTTGGCCGTTAAGTTGAAGCTTAGCGGTGACGACAGGGTTCTCACCCCAACAGTGGAGGTCAAGAGCGGTCTCGGCAAGGACGAATGAACCGGCATCGGACACACCAGAGGCTCCGGCGGAACCGGATTGAGCATCGAATGGCTCAGAAAGGGCACCGGCAACTCCAGACACATCAAGGGCACCAGGCATTTGGAAGAGACCTTGGGAGGTAACGAATTCGGTAGAACCGCTGATCTCGGCAGGTCCAGCAAAGGCGTGGATGGCGTTAGGGAGGGCATCAAGGGAGTCGGTGTAGTTGAATGGCTGGGCACCAAGAGTCTTGAAGAGCACAGATTGGGCATCAAGGGAAGCGCAGTAGTCAACGTTGCTGTCAGGTTGGACAACCCAGATAAGCTCCTTCACAGGGTGGTTGAAGTTGAGCTTGATCTTGTTGGAAGAAGAACCAACAGACTCATCACCGGTGAATTGAACTTGCTCGATCAAATACTCGTGAGGGTTCTGGGCCATCTTTCTACGCTCATCGGTATCAAGGAAGATATAATCAACGTAAAGAGAGGCGGCAACAAGAGATTGTTGGTAGGCG